AGCCAGCATGACAGCCTCAAGCAGTTCATTGGCGATGCGCGTGTATCCGTCCTCCAGATCTGCCACACGACGCTCCACGGCCCGGAGTTCGGGCCTGATTGGTGATACATTGTCATAAGCCAGACTCATTGCCGCCCCCGCCCGCCGGTATTCCAGCGCGATATTCAGCGATGATCCGTTTTATCTCTTCGGCTGTTCCGTGAGAAAGAATCAGCTGATCAAAGCCACCATCGCGATCGAACTCTGCATCGACCAGCAACTCTGCCAGGCGCCGCGCTTTCGCTGCGCTGAACTGAGGAATAGCTGCGCTGCGGGATAATTTCTTTTTCCCGGCCGCCTTGGCCTTCTCCATCTGCTCACGTGCAACACTGTCAGCTTTGGGCCCGTGCTCACGAGAAAGAGCAACTGCAGTCGTCGGAGCAACTTCACCCGCTTTCACCATCGCTATCAGCTCATCGCCGCAGGCAAGCAGCTGCAGGTGATGATCAACGTCGCCAACAGATCGTTTCACCTTGCTGGCGATTTCTGAGGTCGACCAACCCTGATTAGCCAGGCGCTGATATGCCGCAGCGCGCTCCAGCGAGGTGAGCGGTTTACCCTGACTGCTGGTAACCATGAACGCGATGCGATCTGCTTCGGTGCCGGAAAAGTCTTTGCACTCCAGACGAGCTATCTCATGGCCTGCTTCTGTCGCCAGCAGCGCGCCGTGATAGCGGTGGTGACCGTCGATAACTTTGATGCCCTGCTCGGTTACCTGAACAGCCAGAGGCGGGACGAACTCGCCGGCGATAAACGCATCGCGAAACTCTTCGACGTGCGCCTGGTCGATTTCACGGACGTTATAGCCCGGCTCGATGTACAGTTCAGCCAGTGGGACCAGAAACGTTTTCTTGACCGTGGTCTCGGTGCCGTTTTTGTCCTTGGCCTTGTAATGCAGTGATAAACTACTCATAATTACTCCTGTGAATTGATCCAGTCATTTCTCACTAAGCCCTTTGAAGTGGCAGCTTCGAGGGCTTTTTCTTTACAGCAGGCTTTGCTGTGAAACCTTCCTTTCCTTTCGCTTTTTTCCGGGCCTTTCTTCAGGCAATGAATACTTAGTCGCCCAAGCTTTTCCGTGATGAAGGCAGTCATCGAACATGGCGCCCTTTTTGGTAGCTGATGAGCAGCGGCGATAATGATCAACTGCTGCATGAGCACCACCACGCGCGGCGGCTTCTGCAAAGCCCTGCTTCAGTAATTCGTTCTCGACATTCTTCGCGATAAAGTCGACAGGATTCATAGAATTCCTCACGCATCGAAAGCATTCATATCGGTCTTCTCTTTGCCCAGAATCAGGGCCACTTCCTTCGCCACCGCTTTAGCCAGCTGCGCAGCATCGTCATCAACAATTCCGTATTCGAGGATGTCGATAGCCATGCTCATCTGGCGGAAGAAGTTCTTCTTCATGCGGCTGACCTGGTACTCAGCGACCCCCAGCTTTTCTGCGAATGTTTTCTGGCTGATAGACGCTAGCTTGTTCAGCAATGCCGATTCAATGCGGCGTGCGTTCTTGCTTTGAGTTGCATGTTCCATCTTGGATAATTCCTTTGTTAGTTAAATGGATGCGTGACATTGCGGTGAGCAAGTCACTTAAGGTTTCCCCACACGGGCGGGGACAGGTTCAGAGTGTTAAAGAGCGGTGTTGCTTAAGCTGCTTTGTCTTTGGACGGTGGGAAAACTTCATCCAGCGAGCACTTGCAGCCCAGTTTTTTTAAACCTTCAATGATTGCTCGACAGTCATTAAGGCTTGGAGTACGGATGTTCAGTTCATAGTTGGCGATACGGGATTGTCCCCAACCAATGGCTGAAGCCAGGACAGCTTGCGAAACTCCGATTTTTTTTCGCTGCTGAGCAATGTTGTTCATTGCAGCCTCCATAACATTGAATGCAGAACTATTACACACAAAATGTGATTAACAGTCAACCTCAATTCGTGTACGGATTGCAATCACGAACCGTGGTAAATTTACTGGATGAAAACAATGCATGAGTTAATTGGGGAAAGGATCAAATCCCTGCGTGAAGCAAAAGGACTTAGCCAGGTACAGCTAGCCAAACTTTGCGGTTGGGCAGCTCCGTCTCGTCTGGGGAATTATGAGTTAGGCACACGTAAGGTAAGTGCCGACGACGCGGTAGTCCTTGGCTCAGCCCTTGGAGTATCACCAGCCAAAATCATGTTTGGCGATGAAGCCGATTCTGTTTTCAAGCAATACGAATACCCATTGTTCGCCTACGTTCAAGCTGGCCCATTTTCTGAAGTGGGCAGCTACACCGCGAGCGATGCAAAAAATTGGGTGGCAACTACCAAGAAGGCCAGTGAGAAAGCTTTCTGGCTTGAGGTAAAAGGACACTCTATGACCGCGCCGCAAGGCGTTCGTCCGAGCTTCCCGGAAGGTATGCTGATTCTGGTTGATCCGGCCGAACCGGTTGAGACAGGAGATTTCTGCGTTGCTTCTGCGAATGGCGATTCAGAGGCAACCTTCAAGAAATACGAGCTGGATGGTGGCGTCAGTTACCTAGTGCCGCTAAACCCTGCTTACAGGATTCTGGACTGTGACCACAGCATCCGCATCATTGGTAAGGTGGTTAAGGCTCAGTGGCCGGAAGAGACGTTTGGGTAGAAACTAAAATTTTATAACTCAATTTATTTTCTCATGTTCCGATTTAATGTGGGTTAAATTCTATCTAATTTTGTCAAAGTGAACGTGTAGCTTTGGAGGAAAAATGAGCACAGAACATAAAAGTGTTAGGTTTCAGAGTGGTAATATACCTGAAGCTAATAATTATTTTGAAGCAGCGGCTGACTCAATTGTTACTGTAGGTACTAATATTGACGGGGATGAGCTCATGACGCTGGTTTTCCTAAATAATTACCCCGTAATAACTAGTGCAGATGGCACGCTCAATGTCTCCGACATTGAAAAGCGCCGAGTTGCTAGCATATCGATCGGTAAGAATCAGGCTAAAAAATTCTACGAGTCTCTCAAGGGCGTCTTTGAGTCAGAGTGATCTAAGGATTAAACATGCGGAATGAATCCGTTAGCACTCACAGCAGGCTTGGAAACCTTGTCGTCACATTCAGTAACGATGAGGGAAGCACCGTTGGAGTTGAGTTTTCATCCACTACCCAGCAAACAGCTACAGCTATATTTGGTGTCTGCGCTTCAGCCATAGGCAGTGGCACAGGAAGACTTGTGTCGTCGACTTCTCCAGGTGATACTGAAGTAAATTCAACAGATGGAGGAGACAACATGGAAACGCGGATAGCAGTCCTTGAAGCTGACGTTGCTCACATCAAGAACGACATTGCCAGCATTAGAGAAGACACAAGGAAAATATCTTCTGATGCCACTGACGCTAAGCGGGACACAGCAGTACTTCTTCAGAAGAGCGTAGATTTTGACGCATCTCTTTCGAAGAAACCTTCCGTTGACTACTTCGACGCAAAATTCGCAGGTTTAGAGACTAAGATTTCCGATGTAAAAGTATGGATATTAGGTGTATTGCTTATTTCATTTGCATTACCAACAATATTTTTCCTTTTAAATCTTTACCTTAAAAAAGGCTAAGAAATTCGGCCGGACACCTCGCCGGGTTTTTCATGTCCGGTACCCCGATAGCCCGCCACTGAGCGGGCTTTTTTGTGCCTGTTCAGTAAAGCTTCTCTCACCCGTGTCGATAATCTTTCATCATAATCATACCTGGAATATCCTGATGAAAGCCTTTCAAACCGTACTTTCTCTTAGCATCATCCTTCTAACTGGTTGTGCCACCAAGCAGTATCCTCAGGCACCGTCACTAACACCAGAAGAAGTTGCAGTTTTCGACTGTAAGGCTCTTGACCAAGAAATCGCAAAAGTTCACAGCATGCAGAATCAAATTAAGGAAACTGGCAGCTTCGATGGAAGAACCGTTTTGGGTTTCATCGGAGATTTTGGTCTAGGGAACGGTCTAGCCAAGAGTGCAGCTACAGACAAAGCTAATGCTCGTTTAGTGCAACTGCAAAACATAAAAGCATCCAAGAGCTGCCAGTGAACTTCATTTAAAGATAAAGCCTGCTCCGATCGGGCTTTTTTGTGCCCAGCTCTAAAGCTCACGGCTTCCATGCCGATTACATAGTGTCCAAAGAGACATGCCCCAAGGGCTAAAAAAGACTATATACAGCATCTCTGCCCGCCTAGTGCGGGCTTTTTTATAAACGCAACGCTAATTTAATCAACCGCTTACGCTTGGACATACAACGACCATTGCTAACCTGACCATTACTGGCTCGGATGCCAGCTATGAACACATCAACAACTAAATTCCTACAACGTTGCCCGCCATCTCTCCTCGAGTGACGGGCTTTTTTGTGCCTCAAATTCACCGCAAAAAAATAAATTCACACCCAAATCATACACATAACGTGTTACCTTTGTTTTATACACAAAACGTGATTGACCATCAAATCACAATATGTGAATATCAATCCCATCAGCAGGACGCAACGCAGTAAACGGCAGGATGCCGACGCTCTTTAACATTGATGGGGTTTATTTCTCCCGCCCTTGTGGGAGACCAAAGAGCAGTTGGCTTTGGGGTGTGGCTGGGTGCGCTATACGAGATGCGAGCAAAACCACCTGAGTAACGCTGTGAGCGCGTTTGGCAATTAACGGATGCAAGCAAGCCTCACCAAGCCGCTGGAGTACGGAAAAGCAATAGCCCAGCACACCACCTAAGCCAATTACCGGAGGTAAATATGTTTGCAGCTACCAACAGCGTCAGCCGTCGCTACCTCAAGCGTGGCGAACTGATCGCAAAACGCCGTGCAGAAGCGGCAGAAGGTAAAGCCCGCGTTGACGTTAGCGCCGAGCGCGTTTCGCGCGCTGTATCCGCACCGAGTTTTCGCGAAAAGCACGAAGATGGCGCCATGTGCCTGCCCGCCGTAGCGATTTACAGCGCCGGGCATCGCAAGGTTCGCAAAGACGCGACGCACATCGTTAAATAAACGAAGTGCTGAAAAGGTTATTAACTAATTCTGTATTTGCATAATCAGCCATTTTTTCCAGGCTTAAAAAGTAACTTAAGCCCAGGAGGAAATATGTTAGAGCAGTACAAAAAATGCATCGAAGCGTGTTACCTGTGTGCAGCTGCTTGCGATAACTGTGCGGCATCGTGCCTTGAAGAAGAGAACCTGGAAATGATGCGCCAGTGCATCAAAATGGATATGCAATGCGCAAACATTTGCCGACTCGCTGCTCAGTTTATGGCTTTGAAAAGTGAGTCAGCCAACGAAATTTGTCAGCTGTGCGCAGATGTTTGCCAGAAGTGCGGTGATGAATGCAGCAAGCACGAACATGACCACTGTCAGGAATGTGCAAAAGCCTGTCATCGTTGTGCTGAACAGTGCCTACAGATGGCTGCATAAATGATTTCAACTTCAAAGGCCCGCACTTGGCGGGCCCGATGACATGCGTTAATTATTTTCAGTCAGATATTTGTCTACTGGAGAAGTGACGCCAGCTAGCTCATTAAGCCCTTCATGGTTGATTTCTTCATCTGCACTATCAACAGCGCGGGCAACAGTCAGCAAATCCTGTAGCTCGCTTAGAAGGAGTGCTGCGTCTGATTTAAGGACCTCATCTGACTCTGCTGAATCAATCACGGTGTTGATGGCTTTGTTCGCGCCCTCAATCATCTCAGCCACGCCGCCCTGCTTGCTTACAGCAAGAACAAGCGCACTTATTAGCAGAGACTGAGCCTCAACGCGTGCTGTGAGTTGTTTCGTGCTCGCATCTATCTGGGAAATTTTGGCAAGCATACTCAATACAACGTTTTTCATAGCTTCTCTCCCTGCAAAAAAACCATCTTATAAGCCGATTCTGACGTCGCAAATATCAACATTCTGAAAACCGTCAACATCTACAAGTGACACCGCAATGGCCTGTTACGACAGGTCATGACGGTGCATTTGCACCAGACGCGTAATGAGCCGCAATGCGGTACGAGAGCTTTTCGCCTTTGGCTCCTGCAGAAATGCAGGGGCCATTTTTTGAGGCTATAGAAACGTGAAGCCATTAGATATGAGTGCCCACCTTTCTTGGGATGAGCTCACAAAGAATTTTCACTATGACCCTGACACGGGGTTGTTCACAAAGAAAGCATTGACCAAATACCAAAAAGAAAGGCCAGCAGGATCCAATAGCGGCTCTGAATACACTCGAATATGCATAAACAGGCGCGTTTATTTCGCTCACAGACTTGCCTGGTACTACATGACAGGAAGCCCTCCAGAAAAGCTTATTGATCATATTAATGGTGATAAGCGCGACAACCGATTCTGCAATCTTAGAGAAGCCGATTACTCCCAAAACATGATGAACAGCAAGCTATCTAGCGCCAATACATCTGGGTGCAAGGGGGTTGATTGGGTCAAGCGAAAACGGAGGTGGAGAGCTACTGGAAAGATTGATGGCAAGAAGATTTACCTGGGCCTATTTGCTAACAAAGAAGAGGCCATCAAAAAGTACCAAGAATTCGCTAAACAAAACCACGGCGAATTTTTTCTGAAAACTAAATAACCCACTCACAACAAGGAATAAGCCATGCAACAGCTCGCCGTTGCAGGGTGGCCCGTTGCTGGCTGCTCTGAATCTTTACTCGAAACCATTACTCGCCGCCTCCGCACTGGCTGGCGCTCTCTTATCGACACCCTAAACCAGAGAGGCCAGCCATGAGAATCCGCTATTTTCGGAAAGCGCAGGAGCTTTCACGAGAGGCCCATCTGTTCGGCGACAGCGCGAAATGGGCCATGGCAATGCTGTTGTTACGGAGAGCGCACCAGTGAAACTTTCATGGCGAGCAAAACAGGAAGTCGAGGAGATCATGAAAAACCTCTCCGAAACCGATTTAGAGCGCATTGGCGATGAAGTCGACGCGATGCTGGACCAGCACAAGATTAACCCGCTGATGACCGCGCTGTGCGCGTTTCTGCCGAAGCATTTCGATTATCCCGCTGTTGAGCTGGTCGATGAAGACGACGAGCAGTACGAAGCCGCCGAAAACTTCCTGCGCGATGCGCTGGTTAAGGTGGCTAAGCGGGATATGGCGATCGCCATCTGGAAAAGCCGCAACAGCTTCGACGAGGTAGCGTGATGGAGCCGGGCATCTATTACGACATCAGCAACGAGTCGTACCACAGCGGACCCGGTATCAGCAAATCGCAGCTGGACGACATTGCTATCAACCCGGCCATCTTTCAGTGGCGTAAAGAGGCGCCAGAGGATGAAGAGAAGAAATCGGCACTGGATATGGGCACAGCCCTGCACTGCCTGCTGCTAGAGCCTGAAGAGTTTGATCACCGCTTCATTGTGGCGCCCGAGTTTAACCGCCGGACCAATGAAGGCAAGGCGAACGAAAAAGCCTTTCTGCAGGACTGCGCCGGGCTGGGCATGACGGTGATGGATGCCGAGGAAGGCCGCAAACTGAAGCTTATGCGCGCCAGCGCCCTCGCCCACCCGGCCGCGCGCTGGCTGCTGGAAGCTGAAGGCCATCAGGAAGCATCAATCTACTGGAACGACGAGCAGACCGGCGAGCTTTGCCGGATCCGGCCAGACAAATTTCTTTCAGGTCAGCCGGTCATCGTCGACGTGAAGAAAGTGGCGGATATGTCCCGCTTCGCCCGCCATGTCGAAGAGTTCCGCTATCACGTTCAGGACGCCTACTACCGCGAGGGCTTCAGTAAGCACTTCGGCGAATACCCACTTTTCGTTTTTATCGCCGTCAGCGAGTCGATCGACTGCGGCCGGTATCCGGTGCGCACTTTCCAGCTGCAGGAAGACGATGTAGCCATGGGCTATGACCTCTTCCGCCGCGATCTGAACACCTATCACGAATGCATGCTGACCGGTAACTGGGGCGGCATCGAAGAAATTACGCGCCCGGACTGGGCCAAAAGGAAGGATTACGCATGAGCAACGAAATTACGCATTCCCCGGTCAATGAGGCCGACACCAAAGCGGCAATCTTCAGCCCGACCGGCCTGCAGAAGCTGCAGGCGTTCGCCGAAGTGATGGCGCTGGGCAAAGCCACCGTTCCGGCTCACCTGGCGGGCAAGCCGGCTGACTGTCTCGCTGTCGCGCTTCAGGCTGCACAGTGGGGCATGAACCCCTACGCAGTGGCGCAGAAAACACATGCCGTTAACGGCACGCTGGGCTACGAAGCGCAACTGGTAAACGCAGTCATCACCAGCTCAACGGCCGTGCAAGGTCGATTTAAATATGAATACGGTGGCGACTGGGAGAAGTTCAAGCCTGGCGCGGCTAACGCGGCGAATGAACGCGGCTTGTTTGTCCGGGTCGGCGCCGTGCTGCGCGGCGAGACGGAAATCACATGGGGCGAGCCGCTGTTTCTGGAGTTCGTCACCACCCGCAATTCTCCACTCTGGAAAACGGCACCGAAGCAGCAACTGGCTTATCTGGCCGTCAAATACTGGGCGCGCCTCTACTGCCCTGACGTCATCCTCGGTGTTTACACTCCGGATGAGTTTGAGCCGGCGCAGCGCGCAGAACGCGACGTTACCCCGGCGCGCAGCCGTGCGGATCTGAACAACCTGATCAACAGCAAGCCCGAAGCACAGCAGCCCGAGCGCGAAATTAACCCGGCGACGAACACCAGTGCACCAGCGCGCACGCCGGAGGAGCTGCTTGCCGATTTCACCACCGCTGCAGCTGAGGCGGAAAACGTCGCCGGTCTGGACCGCTGCTACAAATACGCGGCACGCATGCTGGCGAATGAGGCTGACACGCTCGAAAAAGCCACTGATGTTTACCTGCTGCGCAAAGCGGAGCTGGATGAAGACGGAGCCAGCAATGCGTAAGCTCGCCCAGTATCGCCGGAACACCCACCCCAACAGCGGCTTTAAGGAAAAAGTCGCCTGGCAGCTTTCAAAGGGACCACGTACAGGGCGCGAATTAAGCGCCTTTTTTCATATGACGCTCGGCGAGTTCAACGGGCTGATGCGCGGGTGCCTCCGCGGTAAAACAGTCATTATTGAAGCCACTGAGCCGGTGCCGGTCGATGGTTGCACCGACTACACCTACACGCTGATCCGTACCCAACGCATAGTCAGTTCCCACCCCGAAACCATGATTGTCAGCCGCCGCTCTTTCGCAGAGCGCGGCGAAGACAAACGTCAGCAGAACATCATCGCAGCTGAGAAGCGCGCCCGGCTCATAAGCCGCGGCTGGTATCCGGGCTGCCTCGAATAACCACGCCGTCATCGGCGCAGGAGATGAAGATGAATCAGAGCGAAATCGAACATATGGCGCAGGGGTTGCCGCCCTCGCATATTGGAAAAGACCATGAAGAGGTCGTCATTTGGCTGGCGACTCAGTTGCTAGATGTGCAGAAAAAGCTGGGTGTGGCGATTAAGCGCGGCGATGCCTGCATGCAAGCCGAGATCGTGTGGGAGAAGGCCATGATGGCGGCCATTGGCGAGGATGGCGTAGGTTGCGTCGTCAAAGCGATCGCTGCCCTCAAAGCAGAGCGTGATGCGCTGGCGGCAGAGAATGCGGCGCTGAAGTCTGGTCCGCACGGCTTCTTCGCTTATGGCGGCGAATGCGGATATGAAGAGTTCAAAACGGCTGAGGAAGCGCGTGAATTTGCTGATGAAGAAATCGCAAGCTATCGCGAACAGGCCTGCGATGGCTGGTCTGATGAAGTTAGCGGCGTGGTATGGGGTGTTGTAATGCAGCGCGCAACCATGACCGGATTGCGGCCTGTTGAGGAAGGCGATAATTGCGCAGAGGGCTTCACCGAATGGTGTGATTACACCCTGCTGCCGAACGTAGAAACCCCAGCCACCGACGCCTATCTCAAAGCCATCCGCGCCGAGGGTGTGGAGATGCTGGCCAAGCAACAGCGTGAATTGGCTGCTTTGCTTGAAGGAGATGCTCAACGCAGTCGCCAGTTTATCGCCTGCCGCGCTGATGATTTCGCTGCACAGCTCCGCGCCGAAGGAATCATCATGTTTGCCAGTAAGCAGCTCTCAGCTGCCGGCGATCTGGAAAGCAAAATCACCCTGGAGCGCTTGATGCTCGATGCAGAAGAGTTCGCCGGGCAGCTGCGCGCCGGTAAGGATGGTGAGTGATGCGTGCGGATGGCAAAGAACCTATGGTCGTGAGCTTCTCGGGGGGGGCAGTCATCAGCGTTCCTGTGCGACTTTCTTCTGCAGAATTACTTCGATGACTTCGAATTCCATTTTGTGTTCGCTAACACCGGACGCGAGCACGAAGAAACGCTTATCTTCGCCGACAAGGTAGACAAGCTGTTTGGCCTCAATCTGGTGTGGCTGGAAGGAATTACCAGCCCTGCTCATGGCGTTGGCATGCAGCATCGCATCGTGAATTTTGAAACAGCGTCGCGGAACGACGAACCATTCGAGCAACTCATCAGTGTCGAGGGCATACCGAATATCTCTCGGCAGAAATGCAGCGACTATCTCAAGACGCAGACCATCAGGTCATGGATGCGGGCGGTCGGCCTGGCGCGCCGCGGATGGAGCGCAAAGACGGCTATCGGAATGCGTGCTGATGAGCCCCAGCGCGCGGATATGGAAAAGGACTCCACTAAGCGCTACAACCTGGTTTATCCCCTGTGCCACTGGGGCTCCTTCACGAAAGCCGACGTTAACGATTTCTGGGATGAGATGCCGTTTAAGCTCAACATACCGGCGCATTACGGAAACTGCCTGACCTGCTTCAAGAAGAGCAATGCCAAGCTCTTTCTCATCGCTCATGAGCATCCGGAGTGGTTTGCATGGAATCGTGAGATGGAGACAAAACACGGCATGGTGAAAGCTCGGGAGGGGCATACGTGGTGGCGCGGGAAGCGTAATACCGACCAGCTTATAGCCGATGCTCAGCTCGAAGACAGGCAGCGGCTTATCTACCTGACGAAATCCAACCCTGATGACGGTGACGGCTGCACATCTTCATGCGAGCCATTCCAGAACGTTGCAGGCAACGATGAATTTGAAGAGGAAAATGCAGCATGACAGACAGCAATAAAAAAAATGACACGCCAAAGTTCATCGTGAAATTACCTGAGCCTTCCAGAAGCGAAAGCCGACATGGGCATGCGCTTTTCTATTTCGCAAGCGTCGTTTTTAGAGCGATTGAAGCGGCAGGCGGCAAGGTTGAGTTTGAGAGTAAGGAGAAGCCTCATGATTAGCGATGGCAAGTTGCATATGTTCATTGAAGACCCTGATGCATTTCCACCAGCATTAGTAGAAATGGCAAAGGAGCTACTGGCGCATCGCAAAGCGTGGAGTGAGCCGGTTGGATATGTATCGCAGATATACATGAATGACTGGGCGGCCGGCGGGACGATTCACAAAAAACCTCTGGTTAACGGGATTCCGCTCTACCGCAAGCCCTCATCAAAATAACCACCTCTGATATACTGTTCGCATAAACAGTATATTGGTGGATATATGCGCAAATTCGTTAGCGCCGGCGCAGCGTTCTACATGCTTGATAAAGGTGAGCGCCTCACTAAGTGTGAGCTATTTCACCGCTACGACCCTGTCCGCTTCGTCATATGGCCACGCGGCGATAAGTGGGACTTGCTGGAGCGTGTCGGGAATGAGTGGCTGCGGTTAACCGACAGGCTATTCGACAGCGAGAATGAGGCCTTCGTGTTCGCCTACGATAAGTTCTGCACCGAGCAAGGCGGAGCCCGCATAAAATAGCGGTATACTCATCGGAGGAGGTGCCGCCATGTCTGACTATGATGAAGTGTCCGAAAGCATCTATCAGGAAGCCTGCCGTATCGTCGGCCAGCTGTGTTTCATGCTGGCTGAAAATGACGCTGAGACAGACAGGGAGCAGTTAGTTTTTCAGCTGCAAATGCTGCTGGACCTCATGCAGGAATACGCCAGCGACTATACCCTCGCCCTAGAGCTCGCGCTGGAGCAGCTCTCCAAGAATTAGCGGTATACTCATCGGAGGAGGAAGTATCATGTCACCCAAATTGACAAAGGTTTTATGGGTGTCTGCCTTATCGTTTTTTCCAGTTTCTTATTCGTATTCATTTGTAATTCATGACGCTAAAAACAATTTAGATTGTGAGTTTTCGGTGAATGAATATGGCTTCGCCCAGACTGAGGAGTCCGCCCCGAAAGGTTCTGGCCTGTGCTGGCGAAAAGAAATTGTTGATAAAGCAGACCAATATGTTAAAGCAAACAAATTGCAATATTCAAAGCCTAAGTCGAGCTTTGACGTAGCTGTTGATATGGCAAGCGTTTGTAATTTTGGCATCGACGGTTATTTAACTGGCGATTTACATGACTCCGCAAAGAAATATCTGGATGTGATTTCAAGATATTCAGGAGACGCCGACAGCATCAGGAAGCTTAATCGTGCTTACAACTTTGGCAGGCTTAACGCAAAGTCGCCAAGGGATTGCACAAATTACATCATGGGAAGATAGGAGATTATTTACTTAATCAACCTCGCCACGGCGGGGTTTTTTATTGCCAAAAAACCATGAAAGAACGCATCTACGGCGACACCGAACCTGCCCACATCGTCGTCGCCAATAAGGCACTGGAAGCGCATAAAGCCAGGTATGGCGAGGGCAACAAGCACCATCACATCACCTACTCAATCGCCTATCGCGGCAAACACTATCAGGTTGAGGTCATTACCCGTCGCACAACCATGGCTGCGACCGTGATTACCGGCACCCGCAACCTTTCTCGTTTACCGGAGTTCGCATGAGCCCTGAAGCAGAAAACGCACTTCGCTCGGTGGCGCGGAAATGCCGCGCCGACATTCTGAACGCTACTAAAGGAAAGCCGCGATCGGAGCACGACCGCATTATAACCACCCTTCTCGATAAGCATGCCAAAACCGTTCAATGCCTCCCGCCAGGCACATTCCCGGCAAAGCGCTGGCTGTCCTTTTATGTGCGGCAGGTAGATAAGGAGACTCGCCAGTGAATATCGTTAATGACTATGGCGGCAGCACCACCCCACCCGAGCACCGCGACAGCTGGCAGACGCCGCCTGAGATATTTGCCGCACTGAACCGCGATTTCCGCTTTGTTGCCGATGTGGCCGCGAGCGCGCACAACCACCTGCTGCCGGTTTACTTCACCGAACAGGATGATGCGCTGGCGCAAGACTGGGCCGGGCGGCTGCCGAACGGGTTTGTCTGGTGTAACCCACCCTACAGCGAAATCACGCCATGGGTGCAGAAAGCCACCGAGGAATGCCGCAAAGGGATTGGCGTCGTGATGCTGGTTCCCGCTGATACCTCGGTCGGCTGGTTCAGCCTGGCGCGGAAATCATGCACTGAGGTGCGTTTCATTATCGACGGCCGCCTCTCATTTATTCGCGCAGATACCGGCATGCCGGTCCACGGCAACAACAAGGGATCGATGCTGCTGATCTGGAATCCGTTCGCCTCTGATTTTGGCATTACCGGTTATGTTTCACGCGACACGCTGATGGCGATCGGCAGGAAGCTATTGTCAGAACGGGACCCAGTCGACGAGCGCGCCGCATGACAGCCACAAGAAAGAAGCCGACACGGGCTGGATTATCACTAATCTGGCCCTTTTTATTTGTATCGTGCTGGCCTGGCTATGGCCGCCAAAGGAGTAGATATGGAATCGCCCTATATGACGTTTGAAGAGACAGCAGCATTTTTCCGCCGCTCAGTGAAAACTATCCGCAACTGGAACAGCCGCGATCGCAAAACAGGCCAGAAGCGTATGTGCGGCTTCCCTGACCCAGCGCATCACGGCCTGTTCCTGAGGCGCGATATTGAGACCTTTGGAAAGCTACATGGTGACGATTGATCTCACGTTACTTTCACCATTTACTATCTTCATCACTGTCGCCCACCAGGCTGTGTATGCCTTCCTTTGCTCATCTAGATAGTCGTTGTGGTCATACACCGCCCACACTCCCGGCAGTGTATGGCCCATCATCACCTCGCACACATGCGGTGGCGCTATTGATGACCACCGCGTCCTCGCCGTACGTCTCAGGTCGTGCATCGACCAGTGAGGCATGATCTCCCCTCTGGTTCGCTGGAAATAATGAATTATGGTTTTGGGCAGCCCGAGCGCGGAAGCGCTATTTAGTGCCCTTCCCTTATCTTTGGCCAGCGCGCTCTGAAACAGGTATTCAGGATGCTCACTGAGCCCCATTACCTCTTCCAGCATTTCTCTTGCAGCAGGTATTATTGGGCGCCTGATGGGCTTTCCTTTATTGCCAGTCTTATGGTTCTCAGGTGGAACCGTCCAGACCCCCTCGTCAAAATCAAAATGCGCTCTTTTGCTCTGGATCATCTCTCCCGATCGGCAACCGAACAGCAGCACCAGCTGCATCAGCAACACGTTTTTCCGGCGCATTGAGGTCTTATCAAAAGCCTCATACAAGACTCGGATTTCATCATCAGTCAGAACGCGCTTGGTGACGTTTACCTTCATGCCAAGGTCGTGCGCCTTCAGGCTTTCTACCGGTACAGTCTCTACGATTTTGCGACGCATTGCCCACGAATGGGCCTGCTTCGTGGAAGTGAGGATGCGTCTGGCAATGCCTGGCACCTTCTTCTGTACGCCTTCTATTAATTCTATCCAGGCGTGCGTGCTGACAGAGTCGTGTGGAAGATGGCCTATCTTAGGGAAGACGTGAATCTCAAACGAGCGAATTATCCCCGGCGCGCCTTTAATATTGGCCTGAGCATAAACCCGGTCCCACTCGCGAATAACATTTTCAACAGTCATGGCGTTGACGTTCTTCTCGTACCGCGAAGCCAGGTACATTTGAGGGTCTATACCTTCCTCAAGTGCCCGCCTGATTTTTAGCAGCTCGTCACGAGCCTCTTTGAGCCCCAGAGCCGGGTAACTACCTACATCAGCGCGCCGCTGCTTTCCAGCGAACATGTAACGCATCTGGAAGACTATCTTCCCCTTTTTTGACACGCGGATAGAGAGACCATCGCGATCGGTTTTCTCGAATACCTTTTCATGCTCTTTGCCCAGAACTGAGCGGAGGTAGCTATCTGTGAGCGCCATGCCATCACCGTTAGTACATAAAATGCGTGGCTTTGAAGAGTAACCGATTTTATGTACTAACACATGTACAGATTTTGGCGGGTTCAGAAGTGACTTTTTAGGATGCAGAATGATGATGGAGGATAGAAATCAGTCGTTGGATGGTTGTGCGGCGCGGGCTTCGGGGATTAGCGGGGATTGCGAGGGATTAATTGTTATCGGCTCCATGATTACAGAGGTAAATTAATTGTTTAATGTCTATTTTCTTTACCTGTCAATGACATAAAAGCATAACTTTGTGGAGGAATATTATGTTGCACCTTTCCCTGTACCTACTTAAAAAGTGATTCATCCTGAAGAAGATCTTCGGGTACCTTGCTGGCGATGTCAATGCTGTTGACCAGGATTATTCTTACCACTCACCAACCAGCCCGCTTTTTAAACGGTGACCAAATCGTTCAGTTCAAAACGTGAAAAGGCCGCCCAGTGGCGGCCTTGAATAAGTAAGGTAATTCGGATGAACAAAAAGAAAATCAGGCAGCGATCGGTTGCGGATTTATTTTAATCATGGCCGATTTACAAAAAATACATTTTGCGCCAAGCGGGTTATTGACGTTGATGTCAAAAACGGAGCGGCGGTATTGCGAGCCCTGACAATGCGGGCAGCGAAGAGACATAATGACTGAAATAATTTTTAGCGTCCTGTGACATTGGCAGCCGATGGACCTTTTGGACCATCCTGCACAGTGAATTCTACCTTCTGCCCCTCATCGAGAGTGCGGAAGTCATTGCCTTCTATAGCAGAAAAGTGCACGAACACATCCTTGCCGCCCTCATCAGGCGAAATAAAGCCGAAGCCTTTTTCTGCGTTAAACCCTTTAACCGTGCCGAGCATGTTAATAGACATAAGATCCCTTTACGTTAAGCCTGTAAGTAATGATAGCTGAATTACAGAGGCGCATCGATAAGATTGAGATAAAACTCAAGAAGAGAGGCTTAAGCGCGGCACTAACGTAAATGAGAGAGACGACAGAGACAGAGGATGAGGTTGTCTGCTTATCAGACCAGGCGTTCATTTACGCACGCATTGGCAGCCATTGCAAGCAAGTAAAAAAGAATTTTGCTGTTACACTCTTTACGACGTGTTGAGCGCGGCTAAGAATTTGAATTAAATATAAAGAAGGAGAAAGAGATGAAAAATAAAATTTATCTTCCGCAGTTCGATGTAAGCGCAGACGTGGAGATATTTGGTAATAAAGTCACGGTGCGCTATGAAGGAAACGAACATTTTCCTAAGCGTCTGAAGGTCAAAGAGCAATATTTCGTGGTTATCGACGGCACAGAAAAGATTATGGTGCTTGAACGCAAAGCGATCGGCTCCTGGCAGTTCTCCCTTCAGTCATGATGGCGTGATTCCCACCTTCACCTACCGGTTCAGCAAGGTGGGAATGCGCCGTGGTGCTATTTCTTTTCGCGGTCCTCGTAGGGATCTTTCGTGTCATCATTATGATCGTCACGGGTACGCGGAATCTCGCCGTGTTCAGCAGGCGCATCGGTCGCCGGATGATCGTCCTCTTCATAGGCGTTGTGGACATGCGGCGTGCTTTCGGGAGCGCTCTTGCTGACGTCCCCTTCCTGTTTACGTTCTTCGTTGGTTTTATGTTTAAACATTTCCGTCTCCTCGTTCGCTTCCAGTCTGTTAAGTGTAGACGTAAATCCTTTAAGCCACGCCGAGCGCGCTTTTTACCTCGTTGGCAATCTTCTCTACCTGCGGACCATAGATAACCTGAATATCGTGCTCGCTGACGCGGTTGATGCCGTTGGCGCCGGTGGTGAGCAACGTCTGATCCACCACCTCTTTCATATCTTTCACCCTGACGCGCAGGCGGGTAAAGCAGCAGTCGACATCTTCAATGTTCGCCTGCCCGCCCAGGCCGCTGATAATCACCTTCGTGCGCTCGTCCGCCGCCACCAGCTGCGGCTTTTCATCTTCTGATTCACGTCCCGGCGTCTCGACGCCCATGCGGGTGATAATAAAGCGGAATGCATAGTAGTAGAGCGGCGCATAGACCACGCCCAGTGCCAGCGTCCACCACCAGTGGGTTTTGCTGCCGCCGAGAATGCCGAACACCACCAGATCGATCACGCCGCCCTGCACGTTGCCGATCATCAGGTGCAGCATCGACATCAGCATAAAAGAGAGACCGGTCAGCAGCGCGTGCAGCAGATAGAGCACCGGCGAGACGAAAATAAAGCAGAATTCCAGCGGCTCGGTGATGCCGGTGGTGAAAGAGGTCAGCGCGCCCGCCATCATCAGCGCCTTGACCCGCTGCTTATGTTCAGGACGCGCGGTGTGATAGATCGCCAGCGCGGCGGCCGGCAGGCCGAACATCATCACAGGAATTTTGCCCTGAGCGAGAAACTGGGTCGCGTTGCGCAGCGCGTCGTCAGGCACCGAGCCGGGATGGGTCAGCGACGCGTTAAAGATATTGAGCGCGCCCACCAGCGTTTGCCCGTCAACAATGGCGATGCCGCCGATGGGGGTAAAGCGCACGGTTTCATTAAGGATGTGGTGCAGCCCGGTAGGGATCAAAATGCGCTCGGCGGTGCCGAGCAGAAACGCGCCGTACTGCCCGCTTTTACCGATCATCTCACCTACCCAGGCGATGCCCGCGCCCAGCGTCGGCCAGATCAGCGCCAGCAGCACGCCCACCAGCGGCAGCACAACCACGGTGACGATTGGCACAAAGCGGCGCCCGCCGAAAAAGCTGATGGCGGTCGGCAGCTGCTGGGTATAGAAGCGATTGTGCAGCAGCACCGTTAGCAGCCCGGCAATCACGCCGCCCAGCACGCTCATGTTATAGGTGAAGATGCCCAGCATCTGGATATATTCCGCCGAGGTCATCATCGCCGTGGTCTGGTCCATGCCTGCCTGCTGTAACGCGGCCGGCGTGGTGGTCGCCGCCGTCAGCCCCTTTGCCGCCAGCGTGGCGCTGATGCCGACGTTCATGGTGATGTAGCCGATTACCGCGGCGAAGGCCGCCGTCGGCTTTTCCGCCTTCGCCAGGCCGATGGCGCTCGCCACGGCGAAGAAAACCG